TCTTCTCCGAGCGCCTTGTGCGTCCACGGCAAGGGCGGGAGGTCCATCGTTTTGGCTTTTTCGAGGATCTTATGCTCTATAGCCATTATCTCTCCAGTAATTGCACGACCAGAATCAGCCGGGCGTCGAGCCGATAGATCGTGTTTGTCGTATCAGCGGCCAATACTCCGAACTGGTGATCCGTCACTTCCCAAATCGGATGACCGATCGAGGATGTGACGCCGCTGATCATGTCCGTGACTTCCATCGTCCTCAGACACTGATCAACCGCCAGAACGTACTTGAGTATAGTTCGCTGCAATGTGTAAGTGTCCACGCCAGTTACAGCGATATCAATATAAAATTCGTGCAATCCGGTGATATGTGAATCATCGTCGGACTGTTCGAGCCGTGAGCTGGACGTGGATATAAAAAGCGCCGGGAAGTTTAAAACGATAGGTGTCGGCGTTCGGTAGTCAGCGAAATCATCCAGATCCGCGTCAATCGCCGCCAGTGCCGTCTCCGTCGATGCCTCAAGATACGTCTGGATATTATCGATCAACCGATAGGCGAACTGCGCGGAATATTGACTGGTCGTGAATGCCATTATTCAGCCCCCGGCGTGAACTGTGCGCGGCCCTCGACCTTGAAGCCTGCATCAGATCCGACCTTCTGAGCGTACCGAAACATCCGCGAGACCATCTTCCCATAATCGGTTTTTGTCAGCACCAGAGGCGGGCGGGCGGGCATTCTGCGCGTTCCCCGCTGGTGGAATATACCGTAAGGTGTTGAGCTTCCGAGCGTCAGTGCCATCGGCTGCTGATCCCTGATCGTGTCCTCATTGCCAACAGCGGTCAGCGATCGCCTGAGCCGGCCAGTCCTGACGAGGATCGGCTGACCCGGGTATTTCTTCTCTTTCCACTTGCGATAACCGGCAGAGAGCGGAGCCCAGGGAGTACCGCCCCGCTGGCCGATCGTGCGAAACTGCGCCAATGTCGCCACGTAGAAGATGCGCTCAACTTCCGGCCAGACCTCACGCCAATCGGATATCCCTTCACGGATTGCCCCGATCGCGTAATCGATCCCTTTTTCGCCGTCGATCTCCGCGTAAAGTCTCACTGAGCGCCCCCGCTGATGGAATCGTTCGCCGTGGCGAGCCTGTCATTGATCTTGGAGAATATGGCGCTGATGCTCTGTCCCATTGCAGTCAGGAGGAAGATCGCCGCGGCGCCGATCAGGACCAGCAGGAGCGAATATTCCACGACATCCTGTCCCTGTTCGTCTTTGATGAATTGAAACAGTCGATCTTTTTTCACTTGATCACACCTTTCGCATTTTGTTTCCCAAAAGCCCACCTTGAAACGATGCCCGCAGAGCCAGCAAATCAATCGAGCAATCATGCGAAACTCACCTTTCCGACACGATACCGATCCGCGATCATCTTTGCGCGGGGAGGCATCACGTCATTGATTAGAATATTGGAATCGATCGCCACGGCGCGGGCGAATGCCTGATCCTTGTTTCTCCAGATCGCAATCGTCGTTTCGAGGACCGCTTCTCTGACATCATCCGGCACAGCGGCCCATCCCCACTTTGCAGAGACGGAGGCGCGGATTCCGGCAGGCCAGCCGATATAGTCCATATCGTTGGAGAACTCGGCATAGAAGTAATCCCGGCGCTCAGAAAGTGCCGTCAACCTGCTGGCATTATCTCCGTATGTGCGGATCAGAAAGAATTCACCGGCGTTCGTGTGCCGGGCTTTCGTCGTGGATAGCGGATTGGCCTCGATCCAGGTGATTGTCGAGAATCCGGTCGGGAGTGTGACTGTTGGCGTCGTGGCCGTCAGGTATGGATCTACTTTGAGAAAGTCGGTCCCATCACCCCAAAAATAGCGAGTTGTGGCAGCGGTGGAGGCCGCCACGCGGTCGAAATAGCCATCAGGAAGGCCGCAGTATCGATCGAACATCCGGGAGGCCCGCTTGACGATATCGATCAGGATCGTCTCGTCCGAGTCCTGAGACTGATATCCGTAATCCCGAGCCTGTCCGATTGTGGCGTAACTTCCGGCCATTATTTACCCCTTTTACCACTCTTGCCCGCGGGCGGCGCTGAGAACGCTTTCTTGATCCCGAAGATCCCGCCTTCGTCCTTGCCGTCGCCGTCCGGGTCCTTGTCTTCCTTGACCCACGTTGCAACGCCTCGCATGACGAGGATTCGGGCGATGTCGAACGGTTGCGGTGTGATGATATCGCCAACCGCGTTGAGCCCGTATGGCTTGATGAATCGAATCTTTTTGCCTTGCTGTTTCATCGGCACGCCTCCGGTTTTCCGTTCAGGTTCCAATCGTTCATCGGTTGCCGGAAAACATTAAACTCCCGATCGACCCAGGTGATCTCTTCTTCCACGTGACCGACCCGGACATTATTGGCGATGTATGCGTGACCGCCGGCTTTCTGGAGCTGGCGCCAGAAGTGGATATCCGCATCCGTCCGCTTCTCATCCCATTCGCCATTCTCGGGATTCGGATATGAGCAAAGCCACGGCTTTTCCATCCGCTTCAGTGTCTCAACCTTGATCAACGTCAGGCCGAAATGACCCGTTGTGATCGGCGTCAGATCCTGCTCGAATTCGTCATACGTGGCAGAATGCCGGGCGTTGCCATTGGCGTCCGCGATCGTGAACAGGTATCGTCCATCCCCTCCGCGCCTGACCTGCCACGGTACGATGACATCCGCCTCCGGGTACATCGCCGCCAGGGTGATCAATTCCTTGATATCCTTCTGGTCACAGAGCGTGTCGTAATCGACAGCGATCACCCAATCCAGCCCATCATCCACGGCTTTCTGCAAACCCTTCGTCATCCCCTGTTCCCAGAACGCCCCGCCGAATTTCCAGAATGGAATGCTCCATTCTTCGGTGTTGAGCGCCTTCCACAAAGCCCCGAAGTGAGCTTGCCAGCCGAGCCGGGGAACGGAGCCGATGGCCGCGATCTTCGCCTTGACCTCCAGCACCTGCGGCGCCTCGCCTTCTTCCGGCTTCCGGCCCTTCAGATTCAGGCTGACCGGCTGAGATGCAGCGTCCGAGATTTCGGATTGCCACTTCTCGAGATCGACCAGTCCGGCGTTGAGCATCAACCGCGTTAGCTTCCTCTCATCGAAGATGCTCTTGTGGTAATCGCTCTCGTCCGTCTGGCCTCCCATCAGGAAGCCCTCGATCGGAAGATCGCTCCGGTTGAGATTGGCGGCGATCCACTGGACATCAGGGACCGCGATTTTCAAATAACCACCGGGCTTGAGTACCCGGACCCATTCAGCAATGACCCGAGGAACTTCCGCGTGTGGGAAATGTTCGAGTACGTGGGAAGCCCTGACCTCATCAACCGAGCCGTCGGCATAATCCGTCAGGGGATAAGCCTCAGTCCCGAGCGAGCGGTCAATGTTTGTAAATCCAGGGATCTTTTGATGCCCGGAGCCGAGATTAAGCTTCATTCAGCCTCCTCTCGGCTTCTTCGATCTGCGCCTTCAATGCGTTGAGATCGGCATCGATTCTCTGTATTCCATCCGGTCTTTCAACCAGTTCATAACCCCGGAATTCAACCCTAAGCACCCTCACGCCGTCCTCTCGGTCAACGATTGAGTATTCACCTTCCGGATGGAATATCCGGTCTGTAATTCTGATTTCATTCATGGCGTCAATGAATTCATGAAGGGGTGATGAATCTCATCACCCCTTCGGGTTATGGTCAGACGATCTTGACGACCGTATCACCGAATGCACTGGTCGAAGCCGGAGCGGCATCGGCCTTGCTGAATCGAGCGATGGCCGTGACGACCGTCGAGCTGTTCGTGCTGGCCGTGGCCGGCGAGAACGTCAGCCTCAGATACCGTTTCCGAGCCTTCAGATCCACGAAAAAGCGGCAGTTCCCGGACGCTGTGATGGACGAAGCCGCCGATGCGCCGGAGATGTCCGCGAAGTTCGTGACGACCGTATCATCGGACTCACTCAGCTTGCAGACCAGCGGCGAAACGCCGTTAGTGCCGCCGTTGAATGCGCCGATCTGGACATCGATCTCCACGAAGTTCTGACCCTTACAGTCCAGATTCGCCGTGTTGGTTTCGCCATTGGTCGAAGCCACCGGAGCGATCAGGAGAGTGCGTTTCTCTTGCAGATTGTTCATTGTCTATTTACCTCCCTATTAGCTCGAAGCGGTGATCAGACCGACGATCGGGCCAGCCGTTCCGGTCGCGCCGACATCGTGAATGTTGATATCAAAACGCTCAGTCCCGCGGATGGCGAGCTGGTCTTCCGCGAATTTGTAATCCGAGGACAGGGCCAGCGTCAGCATCCGGCGATCACCGAGAGTCGAGCCAAGCCGGAAGTTTCCGAGCAGGGCGCAGATCTGCGAGTTCGCCTCAGTGGTCGGCATGACCTGAGACAGCACGACCGGATAGCCGAGGAATCTCTGCTGCCCGCCGTTGGCGATATCGACCACGGTGTTACCGCCCGCCGCCGTCTGGAGCTTCGTCATCACCGAATCGTAGAAGGTCGCGGAAGCAACCCACACGGCGCCCGTCCGAGCGTAGAGCGGCAGGGATGCGAGAACGCTATGGAAATTCGCCAGCGTCAATTCGCTGTAGGCGTTGCCGGCGCCGACCGTCAGGCCGGTTCCACCCGAAACGGTGAAAACGTCTTCGAGCCGCTGCCTGACGCCGGTAATGGTCCCGTAAGTGCTGGTTCCGTCGCCATTGAAGAAGCACTGGTCCTCTTTGTTGGCGAAAGCGTAGGCGATCTCACCGGCCAGATCGTCGCCAATGTTGACCATCGCATCCTCGTTCAGTTCCGAACTCCACAGGGAGAGAACGCCGAGCTTGCGAGCGACGAGATTGACCTGATCCCAGGATTTCGAGCTTTCCGTGATCGCGGTCGCTTCGCCGACGAAGTAGGCGGTCAGCCCACCAGTCCGGCGCGGAATCGACAGCGTGTCCGATCCCATCGAGACAACCCGCGTCACCTGACGGGCCACGCCGTATTGCTCACGGAGATCGATGATATCGTTGCTGAACTCGGGCGGAACGAGATAACCACCGAGGTAGTTTGTCCCTTCGCTGTGCGCCTTGATGTCGATGCCGTTGTCCACGCACCACTGCTTTGATGCAGGATCACCGACGATGACGCCCTTGAACCATTTGCCGAAGCGGAAAGCACGCTCATCGGCCTTGCGGCCTCCCTGCTCACCGCGAAAGTTTTTGACTGAGCTGACGCGGGGAAACTCGACCCTGACGTTTTTCGTCGCCTCGGTCGGCTTCGTTTCGCCGGTCGCGTGGACCATCGCGGTCGAGGCGCCCTTCTTCATCTCTTCGATGTCGGTCAGTTTCTTGATGCCCGCGTCGAGCGTGGAAATCTCGTCATTGCGGCTTTTGATCTCCGCGAGCTTGTCCTCGGGGATTTCCGAAACATCCTTGAAGGCATCGAAAGCGGCTTTCTGATCATCGGCCAGCTTCTGACGCTTCAGGATCAACTCTTGAAGTTTAGTCATGTGTTCACTCCTAAATTCTGTGCTTGAAGTCTTAAAAACTGAGCGAATGCGGCCCTTGCCTCGATTGTCTTCTGGTCATCTGCCGGATCTTCCGGCTTCAGCGCCTCATTCATTCGATGCAATTCCTGAATCACGCTGGCGCATCGATCGGACAGATTGTCGATCAGCTCCAGATGTGCCGGATTAGCCTTTCGCCCCTGCTCTGAGCGCAGCGCGGTGATTTCCGCGATCCGCTCCCGTAATCCCTCTACGGCAGTAAGCACCGCTTCGGAG